CCACTGCGCCCGCCGCGGCGTACCCGGGCGGCGTACAGCCGGTCCCGCCAGCAGCCGCGGCGAGCTGCTGCACCGGGGGCACGCATGAAAATGCCGGTGGCCAGCCTGCCGGGAGTTCATAAACAGGGCTTGAGGGCGTAACCTTGCGTTAGCTGTACCCCCAGGCCGGAACGGAGCGGGGTCCACCCGTCCGACCGCAGGGGAGCCTTCAGGTCCGTGAAGGCCATCGAGCGCATATCCTGCCGCGCCAGCGGTTCTCCTGCGCACCTCTCTTTCCGGGGGGAGGTGGTCAGACAGTATGGGACTCATTGATCGCATTCAGTCAAGTCGCGCTGAGACGAGAGTTATCGGAGGCGTGCCATGGAAGCCGTGGGACAGCCCTTACTGGTTAGCCTGCAAATTTGACGCAGGCGGTCCGGTCCACCCCAGCCGGCAGTATTTCGGGACCGAGCGCGCCCTGGCCCTGCCCGCCCTGTACGCCGGCGTCAGCCTGCTCGCGTCCAACTGCGCCGCGCTGCCGCTGAAGATCTACATGAAGCCCGGCCCGCGTGATCAGCGGGTCCGGAGGTATAACGGCCCGTCGATCTTCGACGCCCCCAGCGCTGACGGCACGATTTTCGACTGGCTGTTCACCGCGATGACCAGCCTGCTCCTGCAGGGCAACGCGTGGGGCTACATCACCGGCCGGGACGGCTACGGCCTGCCTACGGGCATCGAGTGGCTGCCGCCCGAGGACGTGTCGGTGCAGCGGGACGAGATGCAGCCGTGGAACACCCAGCGGACCCGGATCTACGTCTACGGCCGGCTGATGGACCGCACCGAGCTGTTCCACGTCCGGGCGTTCACCCTGGCCGGCCAGGTGGAGGGCATCTCCCCGCTGCGCGCGTTCGCGCTGACCATCCTGTCCGGGCTGGAGGCCGAGCGGTACGGGACGGACTGGTATCTGAGCGGCGGGTTTCCCCCGGGAACCTTCCAGAACAATGAGCTGGAAATATCCGCTGAGCAGGCCACCGAGATCCGGGCCATGCTGCTGGACACGCTGCGGACCAGATCCCCCTTGGTTTACGGGCGTGACTGGGACTACAAGCCGGTAGTCGTGCCGCCTTCTGAGGCTCAGTTTATCGAAGCGCTAAGAATGAACGCCACCCAGATCGCCTCGGTGTACAACCTGCCCCCGGACCGGATCGGCGGCACGAGATCTGACAGCCTGACCTACTCGACGGTCGAGCAGTCCACCCTGCAGGTGATAGAAGCGCTGCGCCCGTGGCTGGTGAGACTGGAAACCGCGTTCTTCAACCTGCTGCCGGCCAACCGGTACGTCCGTTTCAACTCCGATGCCCTGCTCAAGACCGATCTGGAGACCCGCACCAAGATCTACGAGATCCAGCGCAACATCGGCATGCGCTCGGTGGACGAGATCCGCGACCAGGAGGACATGGAGCCGATCCCGGGCGGCGAGGGCAACGAGAACATCCCGCTCCAGGTCATGGTGGCGATGGCCCGGTCGATCCGCGGCATTCCGAAGAGCATGGAGCCGGCTATCTCGCTGGAGATGGACCTGGCGGCCGACAAGCTGCAGCAGCTGGCAGCTCAGGGGATAGCCCAGCCGACCCCGTCGCCCCTGCCCACGGTGCCGTCCGCGGAGCAGGAACTCGGCCAGATCATCAGCTCCCAGCGGCACTACGGCGGCACCCGCGAAGAACGCGACGACGCCGAACTCATCTGGCAGTTCCTCGAAGCCCGGCGGGCGCAGCAGCGTGCCACGGCGCGGCGGAGGGAAGATCCCGAGTTCATCGGCCCGTGGATCCCGGACAAGAGGGACCTGGTGCTCAGCTCTAACGGGAAGGTTTACCATGACTGAAACCGAGTCACAGCGAGCAACGCTCTCGTCACAGGCAGTGAACGACCTCCCGGACTCTGCATTTGCGTACGTGGAGCCGGGAGGTTCGAAAGACAGTTCGGGTAAAACTACGCCTCGCTCTAAGCGTCACTTTCCTGTGCACGACGAGGCCCATGCGCGGAATGCTTTGGCAAGGGCTCCCCAAAGTCCTTTCGGATCAAAGGCGATGCCGAAGATTTTGGCGGCTTGCCGTCGCTTCGGAATATCCGTCTCCGGTGATAACCGCGCCGCGTTCGGCCTGGTAGAGCCTATGGGGGAGTTCGCCGAGCGCCGGTTCACCCGGTTCCCGCCCGAGATCCGCACGGACGGCGAGCATGGGCCGCAGTACATCTACGGCTACGCGGCGGCGTTCGGCAAATTGAGCCGCAAGCTGGGCGGATTCGTGGAGCAGGTGGACCCGATCGCCTTCAACGAGTGCAAGACGGCCGGCTGGCCCGACGTCGTCTGCCGCTACAACCACCGGGACGACCAGCTGCTCGGCACCACCTACGCACGCACGCTGCGGCTGGCCACCGACGCCACCGGCCTGGCGTATGAGGTGGAGCCGCCGAAGTCCCGCGGCGACGTCCTGGAGTACGTCCAGCGCGGCGACGTCCGGCACTCGTCCTTCGCGTTCAGGGTCTTCCCCGGCGGCGACGAGTGGGGCGTGTCCGAGTTCAACTACCCCATGAGGACCCTGATGTCGGTCCAGCTGGTGGACGTCGCCCCGGTCCTCGATCCGGCGTACCCCGATGCCACCGCGGGCGCCCGCGCTCTCAACGGCGCGGTGCAGTCCCTGGCCGACTGGGTGCAGTCCGACGTGGAGGAAGTCCGCATGCGGCTGTCCGAGGGCCGTGCGATGGAGTACTTCAAGCGGTACCGCGACATCGACGGCTGGAAGCCGAAGACCGACCAGCGGCTCCGGCCGCCGAAGAAGCCCGTGCTCACGGGTGCCCAGGCCCTGCTCACCTTGCAGGCGAACACCGAGGACCCCTGGGCGGACGAGGAGTAACACCGCAAGTTCAGTACAGGCAAGCGCGCTGACGGGCCGTAGCTACCCGCGGACGGAGCCGGCGCAGGTGCAGAAGGCAACCACGCGAAAGGAAACAGGACATGCCTTCTGAAGTCGCCAAGCGGCTGCGAGACCGCAGGCTCAGTGTGTGGGAGGAAGCGAAGGGCATCGCCGAGAAGGCCGCGGAGGAGAACCGCGCGCTGTCCGAGGAGGAGCAGGGCCGCTGGGACGCCCTCCAGGAGGAGATGCAGAAGCTGGACACGCGTATCCGCGCCGTGCTCGACACCGAGAAGCGCGCCAAGGACGCCGACGACGCGTTCGACGCCCTGTCCGGCAAGAAGCCTGCCGCCGGCACCGCCGCCGCCACCGCCGGCGGCTCCCGGATGCTGGAAGAGGTCCGCAAGTGGGCCCGGGGCGACGACGGCGCCGGCCGTGCCCTCGAAGTCCGCAGGGACCCGGGCCTCGGGCCGATCAACTACCGCGTCCTGACCGCCGGGACCGGCGGTACCGCCAGCAGCATCGTGCCGATCGATTTTTACGATATGCTGATAGCCCACCTTATAGAGGTGAGCGGCGTCATGCAATGCGGGCCCACCGTCCTGAACACTGGCGGCGGGGAAACGCTCCAGGTCCCTAAGACCACCGCCCATTCCACCGCCGCATCCGCGGCCCAGGCAGCGCCATTGCCGTCGTCCGATCCGGCCTTCGGAATGCAGCCATTGTCTGCATTCAAGTATGGCATTCTCCTGCAAGTCGCAAGGGAACTGATCGATGACACGGCCGTCGATCTCCTTGGGTATCTCGCGATGCAGGCCGGCCGCGCGCTGGGAAACGCATTCGGCAACGACCTCGTCAACGGGACCGGCACCGGTCAGCCTGCGGGCCTGATCAGCACCGCTACGGTCGGCGTCACCGGGTCGGTAACCGGTGTTTCCGGTGCGCCTTCCTACGCCAATCTCGTGGACCTCGAATACTCTGTAATCGCGCCTTACCGGCAGTCGCGCTCGTGCTATTGGCTCGCGGCCGATAAGACAATCGGCGGCTTCCGGAAGATCACCGACACGGTCGGCCGGCCGATCTGGGAACCCAGCGCGGTTCTCGGTTCCCCCGACCTTCTCCTCGGAAAGCCGCTCGTCGCCGATCCGTTCATGCCGGCCATGGCCACCAATGCCAAGTCGATCGCATTCGGCGATTTCTCGCAATACTTCGTCCGGCTCGTCGGCGGGGTCCGCTTCGAGCGTTCCGATGACTTCGCCTTTGGCTCGGACCTCGTGACCTTTAGGGCTATTCTCCGAGGGGACGGAACGTTGGTCGATAGAACCGGAGCTATCCGCCTGTACCAGGGCGCAGCTACCTGATACTGACCTGGGGTTATACGCCATTACGAGGCAATTCCCGGGGTAATTCGCAGGCAACTCAGGTGCAAATTGAGCGCAATTCCCCGGGAACACGGACGGCAGTGGCCCCGCCCGCCCGGTGAGTGGCCACCAGGCGGGCGGGGAACCAGAGGGAGGCTAGCATGCGCTGG